AGCCCATGAACGCGATGTCCGACGATAGTGCGTCTAAAGGGGCAAGCTCTCGACCTCGCAGAACAGCAAACAACAGCGAGCGGCCCCGGTACCGATTCAGGTACCGGGGCCGTTGTGCCCTCAAGGGGCCGGGGCGCTCCTATGGGGGAGCAGGGGTGGCCCGGCCGTCTCAGGGGGTAAGTAGTTCGATCTTGATCGCGAGGGCGCCGAGTGCTTCCTTCTCGGGCGGGTAGATGGTTCGGATGTTGGCGAGCTGTTCCTCGCGGGTGGCTGTGGGGTTGACGTTCGCAGGTCCCTCGCCGTCGAGCAGGGCCTCAAAGTCGGTGTACTCGGTGACTTGCCGAACACGCACGTTGCACGTCTCGTCGGTGTCCTTGATCCGGAACCGGATCACGTCGCCCGCGGCGAGGTCGGCAAGGTGTTCGTACTTGACCCGTACTTCCGTGGTCTTCTGACCGGAGGCGACCAGATCGAAGTAACGCCGGTAGAGGTTCAGCTCGTGGACGCGAGCGGCGGTGTCCGTCATGAGGCGGGAACACTCCTAGGTGTCGGTGCGGTCATCAGCCGGGCGAGTTCGCCGGCGGAGTACGAACGGAAGAAGTGGCGGGGGTCGGACAAGACGATCTCGGCCGTGTTGAGTAGCCGGTCGACGTACTCGCCCAACGATCCGGGCCACTCCCGAGTGTCGAGCATCCAAGGGGCGGCGCCCTCGGGCAAGGTCGCGCGGCCTTCCCGGATGAGCGACTTGGACAGCTTGGCGCCGGTGTCGCTGAGGATCATCGGGCAGAACAGGCGTGTGGGTAACTGCCCTTGGGTGAGGCCGACGGCCTGTAAGGCGCCGTCGACCAGTTGGGAGCCGAACACCCAGTCACCGCCTTTGACCATCACGTACAGGGTGCCGGTTCGGCCGGTGACGGCGAGTTCTTTGATCATGTTCCGGTACAGCGTGGCGAGGTCGAGGTATCCGTCGTTCGTCGGGCTGATGGTGACTTCGTACTCGCCGTGGTGCAGGCAGACGGCCGACACCGTGGCCTCGTCGGCGGTGATGTGCTGAACGTGGGTCCGTTCCGCGTGTTTCTCGGCCCATCCGCATGCGGGCCTCGGGCAGGGAACCCGGATGTGCGCGACTCCGGAAGACGGCGCGAGCCACCACCGCGCGGCGTCCATGCGCGGAAGCGCACGGAGCCACGTACGGCGAAAGTGTTCGTCGGCCTGCTGGCGGCTGTAGGTCTCGACGGTGTACGGGACGTGCAGCCGCTCGGAGAGGGCGGCGAACAGAGGGCGGTACAGCTTGTCGACCTGCTCGACGACGCTCTGTTCGCCGAGTGCTTGCGCGTACGCGCGTTGGTAGCGGTGCCCGGTTTCGTGGTCGGTGACGATGGCGTACGGCGCATTGTCGAGGGCGCCGAACTGAACCTCGGCTGGTACACCGAACTTGTCTCGGACGCGCGCCGCCGCGGCGAACGCGAGGGACTGCACGAGAGAGGTGCCGATGTGCGGGGCCCCGTTGATCTGCGTCCCCACCACGAACACGATCCGGTCGGGCGCGGTGTCGAGGACGCGGGGCGTAAGTACGTCCACGGCGTGGCTGAGTGCGTTCGCAAGGACCGTGTTCGGTGATACGGGGTACATGGTCACCCTGTCTTCCCCCTTGGTAGATGGGTGGGACTGTGTAGGCGATGTGGTGGCGTGGTTTGGCGAGTTGAGGCCGAGCGGCGACGCTGTCCGACTGAGTGCGTCGTGACGCCGGATACGCTCGGCCTCAGCGGGTCGGCCCGGGGTCCATCACACCTCGGGGCGGCCCGTGTGCCAGGGGCGATCAGAATGGGCGACGGGCGTAGGTGGTTCCCCACATCACCAGGCCACGGGCCAGGCTCTCGGTCATATGTGCATCGTGTTTCGTCTGATCGGCGTCAAGGGTGAGCGGTGCGACTGCCAGCGCAACGCGGCACAGTTCCCCACGCTCGACCAGGGCCAACCACTCCTTCGATGGAGGAGGGAGCGTCATCACGTAATGCTCATCGCCGTAGTCCAACGTGATCCACCTGCGCCGCACTGTAATCCGTGCGCCGATGAAGGGGGGTGGCTGGTTGCCAGGGCCAAGGTGCAGCGACGCGGCAAGCTGACGCATCCCGTCCTCGATGGTTTCGAGGGTTTCGTTTGGCCGGCGCGGACCCGGATGTGTGATGAGGCACTGGGCGACGTCGTACCCCTCGGCGCGGTGGATGCCAAAAGCAACGGCCACGCTGGCGATGAATTCGGGTCCCGGAGGTATGTCAAGGGGCATCGTCATCGTGCTTTCACCTCGGCCCACACACATTTGCCGGTGGGCTTCTTGATGACTCCCCAGTCGGGGCACAGGGCATCGAGGATGATTAGCCCACGTCCGTGCTCGATGTCCTGCTCCGACTCGGGGCGGGGGGCCGGTTGCTCGCTCGCGGAGTCGAGCACTTCCACCCGAGTGCGGGTGCCGTCCGCGTCGAGCGTGAGGTGCATCAAGCCGCCGAGTCGCGTGCCGTACCGGATTGAGTTGGTCACCAGTTCGGACACCACCAACACGACGGTGTCGATGTGGTCCTCGGATGCGTCCGGAACATGGTCCCGAACAGATCTGCGTGCGAACTCGCGTGCCTGGGAGGCCGATTCGGGCTTGCCTTCCAGGACCAGGACGGGAGGTAAGGCGCTTGAGGGGGCGTAGCAAGTGGGGGTGTTGTGGTTCTGGCGTCGTTCGATCATGTGTCTCCCCGTACGGGTTGACTGGTTCGGCCCGGTGGGTGGGCCGACTTGTTCCTCGAACTAGGCAACATGGAAGGCGAGGTCAGAGGTACCGTCGTGGGGGGTGTTGAAAGGTGTCGCTTTCGCTCCCCCCATCTCAGGAGGGCTGAGGATGAAGGCGCCGAACGACAAGCTTGCGTACTGGTTGGACCGGTCGACGATGAGCCGTGGCGAGTTGGCGCGGCGCGTGAAGTCCAAGGCGTTGCAGTGGAACCAGCCTCACATCTCACCTGATACGACGCGCATTCGCTTCTGGATTCAAGGTGAGACGCCGAGGGCGCCGATTCCGGACATCCTTGCTGCCGTGTTCTCTGACCACTTCGGTTTTCGGGTCACAACGTACGATCTCGGACTCGGCGACGGTGGCGCCCTCGACGCTGCCCTCAGGTACAACTCTTATGCCGCTACCGTAGAAGTAGTTGCAGACCTGGGGAGAGCTGACGTGGACCGTCGAAAGTTCCTTGCAGGAGCACCGTTTGCCGCTGCTGCGGGGGTTGGACCCTCGCGGGACTGGCTACTCAACACCCTTGACCAGGAACCGGACCCCGGACCACGGGTGCGGCTGGAAGACGTGTCGGCCGTCAAGAACATGTTCGCGACGTTTCAGCACATGGACATCTTCCAAGGTGGAGGGTCGGGCCGACTGGTGCTCGCCTCCTACATGAACGCGCACGTCTATCCGCTGATGCGCCGATCCCACACCGAAGAGGTGAGGCGCGCGTTGTGCGAGGCGGCGGCCGAGCAGACCTATCTACTCGGCTGGATGGCGTACGACAACGGCGAACACAGCATCGCGCAGCGCTACTTGATCCAGTCTCTTCGCCTTGCTGAGGAGTCACAGAATCCGGCGCTTGGTGCACACGTCCTTGCGGGCATGGCTGATCAGGCAACGCTGCTCGGAAACCCTGCGGAAGGGCGCCGCTTGGCCCAGGCCGGTCGACACGGGTTGTCTAAGACCGTCTCGCCTGCGTGCTTGGCCGACCTGTGGTGCCTTGAGGCGAGGGCGCTTGCGCTCCTAGGTGATAAGTCGGCGGCAGCACACGCTGTCGCGCAGTCCGAAAAGGCGTATGCGCGCGTCGAGAACGCCGAGGAACCCGACTGGGCTGAGTTCATCGACCCGGCTTACTTGCACGGCGAGCACGCGAACACGTTCCGGGACCTGAAAGACGCGAAGTCGGCTGAAGAACACGCGCGACGTTCCATCGAGCACGCGGAGATGCAGAACCGGGCGCGGCGTGGGGCCATGTCACAGGCGGCTCTCGCCGTCTCCCACCTCCAACGGGACAACCTTGATGCCGCATACACAGCGGGCCTGCGAACGCTGAAGCTCGCAGGAAAGGTAAAGTCCTCGCGCGCTGTCGAGGCGGTACAAGATCTGCAACGGCGAATGCAACCGTTCGGCCGGCATCACCTCGTCGCCGACTTCAACGAACGGGCCCGCGACCTCGTCGCTGCGTAGTTGTTGAACCGACGACGCTCCTGCATGGCTGAGTACGGTCACGCGGGAGCGTTGTTGGTTACCGGGCAGCGAACTGCCAGACGGACAACGCGAGGCCGATCACTCCGACTAGGGCGGCGAGGGCTGGAAGCGGCCACCGAGCGCGTTCGAGAGCGGCTATTCGCTGGTCATGGTCGACGAGTTGCCGGTCGGTCTGGTCGCCGCGTTGTACGAGCAGGGCGAGGGAACCGTCGACGCGCGCGAACCCCTCGGCCATGGTCCCCCGGATCTTCTCCAACTCGACGGCGACGGATTCGGGCGGGGGCGGTTGGGTCACTCGGCGCCGCCCTGGTCGTCGTCGACCAGTCCGAGGCCGATGCGGTCGAGCAGGGCCTCAACGGCGGGCAGGGCCATGACACGTGCGAGGCCGCCCGCGACGGCGAGGGCGCCGCCGACCCATGGGAGGGCCTCGGGGATGCCGGACGCGTCGACGATGGCGGGGAGTGCAACGGCGATGCCGACGGTGCCCTGAATGACGGTGCGGATGGTGCGGGTGTTGGCCGGGTTCATGGGTGTGCCTCATTTCTGGTGAAGTGGGGAAACGGCAAAGGCCCGCCCCGGCGCGGTGCCGGGGCGGGATCGGGGGCCTACTTGCCGTAGGCGAGGCGGTGCAGTGCGGCCCATCCCTTCGGGCCGATGGCGGGGTCGTACGTCTTGCCCGCGGCGCGGTAGGCCGGGTGGGCGTTGTGGAAGCGGGCGACGGCGGCCTGAGTCTGCGGGCCGTAGGTGTCGGACTCGACGACCTCGGCCGGCATGTACTTGGCCCGCTTGAGCGCCTTCTGAAGAGCCCGTGCGGACGGGCGGGCCTTGCCCGGGGCGAGGCCGGTCGGGAACGGCGGCGGGATGTACGCCGGCGTAGTGGGCGCGGGGGTCCCGGGCTCGTCGTCGTCCTGCTTCGGCGCGGGCATTCCGGCCTCGACCCACGCGTACAGCCGGTCACCGGGGCACTCGGTCGCGATCCCGTCCCTGTGCCCCTTCTTGGCGAGCGTGCGGCCGGTGCGCCGACACGCCTCGTCGTACAGGGCGCGGGCGGCGGCGAGGGCGGCGTCGGTCGGCTTCTGGTCGCCGCCGATGGCGATCTGTACGGACAGGCCGCTGATGTTGTGGCCGGGGCAGTGCGCGCCCTGGAGGTTCCAGCCGCGGCCCTCGAAGATTTCGCCGGCTTGTGAGACGACGAAGTTGTACCCGATGCCTGCCCAGGTCCGGCGGAGGTGGGCGGCCTCGATGGCGCGGGGGATGGCGTAGCCGGTGCGGTGGATCTCGTCGGCGCCGTCGTAGTGCACGAAGAACTCGGTACGGGCGCTGAGCGGGACGACCGCGGGGGTGCCCTGCCACGGCTTTGCGCCCCACGTGGCACGGGAGATGATCGATACAGACATGGGGGTCTCCAGACATGAAAGAACGCCCTCGGCGCGGTGCCGGGGCGTGCGGATGGTGGGGAGAAGAGGAGCGCGACGATCAGGGGTCAAGGCGGCTGAGCCTGAGCCACGATCCGAGCCGGAGGTTTGTCGCGGTGGTGTTGGAAGTGTTCTGCGACCACGAGAGCGTGAGCGTTCCGGCGCTTGTGGGGCTGATGAGGCCGTTAAGTTCGACGATGCTGAAGTTGCCCCCGTTGACGCCGAATGACTGCGTGTTGGTGCCGATGCTCTGGCCGTAGAAGCGGGCGAGGGTGGCGCCCGACATGTCGACGCCCTGTCCCATCCACGTGCCCTGAGACATGGACCCCGAGTAGGTCAGACCGATTTTGATGTCGGCTTGGCCGATGGCTGCGCCGGTGATGCCCAAGAACCCCTCGATGGCGTAGGGCACGAGGGAATCACCGGGAATCGGGATCGCGAGGTCGGGGTCGGCGGCCACGGTGGTCGTGGATGCCCGGCTGGTGGTTGCCGACTTGAACGCCGTCAGGGGCAGGGCCCTGTTCAGGCGGCCGGCGGTCAAGAGCTGCCCAGGGAAGAACAGTTGCACGGGTGTCCCTCCTTACAGGGGTGCGATGGCGGGGCGGGCAAGGGAAACGGCCGTACCGGCTCTCTGCGGTTTGGAGATGCCGTTGACGGCGCGGATCACCTGCCACGTCTGGGGGCTGGTCGTGCCGGTGATCCCGAGAACCGTGATCACTTCGCCGCCGAGTTTGGCGTTGAACGGGAAGTCGGCGGGGAAGTTGGTGGAGGTGATCCAAGGTGGTCCGGCGGTGACCTCGACCAGCAACGTGGTGGCGGTCGCGGTGGCGGCCGTGGCAAGGCGGCTTCCGTCGGTGTCCACCCGGTTCGGGGCGGCCCCGGTGAAGGTGATGTTGTCGACGAACACGGCGTCCTCACCTGCCTGTGCCGAGTTGTCCTTGGCGTAGCGCAGGGTGACTTGAGAGCGGCCGGTCACGTCCATGATCGCTTGAGTCCATGGGGTCGTGCCCTGTGCGCGAAGAACTTGCGAACCGTCCAGGAACACGAGGAGTCGGTCACCTTGGAACTGTCCGCCGGCGTTTTCTGATGACGTCCGGTACCAGAACCGCAACTCGGTTGCTCCCGGCGGGACGTTGATGATCGCGTCGCTGGTCTGGTTGTGGGTGATCGCGCCGGATCGAAGACACCAACTTCCCGTGTGTGACTGGGTGTTCGTCCGGGCCCAAGGGAGGGCGCCGGCCGAGGCGATGCTCACCTCGTAAGCGTCGTCCTCGAAGTCCTCCCACACTGCGAGGGCGGCGACCGACCAGGGTTCGGCGGGGGTGCAGGTGAAATAGATGTCCCACGTGTACGGGCCCAGCACTTCCCGGTATCCCTGAACCATCAGGTCGACGTCTCCCGGGGGAAGGCCGGGGGGAAGATCTGTCAGGCGGATCGTGTCGCCCTGGTCCACGGAGAGAACCGCGCCGATCAGGTGGGGCGCCTTGTTCAGGGAGACGTGCACGACCGGATAGCGGGGTGCGTCCCACGTGCCCAGGTGCAGGCGCCAACCTGCGATGGGGGCGGTCTGGCTGTCGCGGGCGAGGGAGAGTTGCGCACTGGTGTCGTAGCGGCCCACGGCTGCAACGGACAACGGGCCGTCGTCCCGTACGGCCCGCGCGCTGGAGCCGTCGATGCGCTGGACCGTGACGTCGTTGACGGTCTCGGCGTCATCCGTCATGGGTTCCAGCGGGGGCGCGATCTCCCCGCGGGCTGTGTAGCGCAGTGTGAGCGCCGGGGTCTGGTTGTACAGGGTGGCGCGTCCCCGGACGCGTAGAGCGGGGCGGGCGCGGTGCTCCATGACGATTCCGCCGTCGGTGTCCGCGCACTGCTCAAGCAGATCGAGCATTTGAAGGGGGCGTTGTGCGCCCATCGCCTCTTGTCCGGCGATGACGCCCCGCACGGACAGGGGCAGATTTTCTTCAAGGGCAAGGCGTAGCGCGCGCTGCCCGGCAGGCTCCCCGGTGAATCCGTCGTCGGCGCTTTCGTAAGCCGTGACGCTGGAACTGTAGTAAGGGCTGGTGAGGGAGGCGGAGACGCCCGACCAGACTGCGAGGTGACCGAGGGACATGCCCTGTAGGTCGGCTCCCCACGTGCCGGTCACCTGTACCGCGCGGCCGGGGGTGCCGGTGTAGAGCGTGCGGGCGACCCAGTAGGCGCTTTCGATGATGTTGCGCCAACCGGCGTGTACGTAGGTCGTGGTGCCGCTGGTCGAGGTGTAGATCTGTAGGCGGTTCCACCGGCCGCTGAATGCCGCGAGGGCTGCGGCGTCGGTGAAGGTGAAGCCCCCGAGAAGGCTGTCATCGTTGTCGCGGATCTCGACGCGGACGCCGCTGGTTCCCGCGAGGACGACAGCGGATGCCATGGTGGCCCCAGCGACCCGGACGCGCGCGATCTGCTGGAGCGTGGGAGGAAGCGTCTCCAGCCGGTACGCGAATTCCACGTGCCACCCGGTCGCCGCCCCTGAGGGCACGGTGGCCTGAATGCTGGCGGAGGAGCCGAGGACGGGCAGGGGCGAGGACCCGGGAAGGGTGTCGGTGCCGGCGAACGTCAGCCCCGCCACGCGCATCGGGGCGGTGCCTGTGATCGGGCTGTACGCCTGTGTTGCGCCGCTTCCTTCTTCCATCGGCCAGTAGGCGGTGGGGCCGGCGGCCGGGATGCGGCGGCGGAGGGTCGAGTCGAGGCTCGCGCCGGGGCGGCCGTACCGGCGCAGTACTCCCGATGCCTCGGCCGGAACCCACCGGTTGTGTCCGGAGACGTCCCAGCGCGGCGGCCACGCGGACACTTCCCCGACGAACCTGTCCGCCCGCTGGCGGATGCGGGCGGGCCCGTTGACCGTCCACACGCGCCCGGCTGAGTCGGTCCACGTGGTCGTGTTGTCGGCGAGGGGGCGGGTGTCGACGTCGGCCACGAGGGGGCCGTCAATCCCGTTGCGGATCTGGATACGGGTAGCGGTGCCGGTGAACGGGACCGACGTGGAGTCGGAAGGGCCGATCCGGACGTCGCTGGTGGTGGCCTGAAGGCTGGTTGTGAACCCGCCGGTGATGGTGGCGCCGATCTGTGCCCAGGGTCCGTTGATCGTGTCGGCCTGATAGAAGCGTCCGACGAGTCCGCCGGCGCCGTTGTCGACGTCGAGTGTGAACCGTACGGCGCTGCCCCCGACCAGGGTTACCGAGATCCACCCTTGCCAGACGCTCGCGGTGACGGGGTCTCGCCACGTGAACCCGAGCTGTCCGACTCCGAGTTGCGTCGACCCGTACCGCAGGACCCATGACCGTTCAGCGTCCGTCGCCCCCCACTTGCCTACGATGGTCTGCAAGCGGGAGGCGTCCGTCATGTCGACGTCCAGCTCGGCGCGGATGTCGATGTCGCCGGTGATGTTCAGCGCGCTGGTGTGCGGGGTGGAGACGAACCCGGCGGGGTCCCCGTTGAGTTCGAGGTGGGACTCGGTGGCGGGCAGGTGAACGCGTACTGCGGTGTTGCGGCCGATCAGCCCGAACAGGTCGGACATGGGGTTGACGTCGCTGTAGCGCCCGCTCACGGCCGGATTGACGCGCGAGCGGCCGTTGTTGAAGGTGAGCCGTAGTTTTCCGGGGTCGGTACGGACACCTTCGTCAGGGCGTCCGCGCACGATCTCCATGAGGTCGCGGGTGTAGACGTCGGCCGTGACGTCCTGCCACACCCCGCCCACCTTCAAGTCAACCCGGGCATCAAGCGGGGTGTTCGGGAACGCCACGTGCGGGGGCTCCTTTCCGGTCTGGTCTACCGGCCGTAGGCGAGCTGCGCGCTGCCTCGGCCGTCGACGCGGATGATCTTTCGGAACATGCGTTTCAAGTCCTCGTCGACGCCCGTGACGTCGACTTCGACCTCGACGCGAACCGCGCCGCCCGCCCCGGCAGGAGCGGAGGCGTACGGAATCGCGGAAGTGCCGGCGGGGGGCACGCTGACGAGATTCCTCATGGCCAAGTCGACGTCGCCCGCCCCGGCCTCGACGCCCGCGATGACGCCAGCGGGAATCCAGCGGCCGACCTGATCGGCCATCACCCGGGAAGGGGAGTGGATGCCGAGGGCGTCGGCGATCGGCCCGGGAATCATGTTCTTGGCGAAGGAGATCAACTGACTGCGCAGCCAACTGCCCATGCTGCGTACGCCGTTGTAGAGGCCGCGTACGACGTCCTGTCCCTTGCCGTACAAGAGGCCGCCCAGGTTGCCGAGCGCGTTGGAGATCCGGCCCGGGAGTCCGCGCACCCAGTTGACCATCTCAAGGGCTTTGGTCACGGTGGCGTTCTTGATGTTCGACCAATGCGAGATGATCAGACCGAGCAGCGTCCACCGAAGGAACGCGTCGTACAGACGGCCTGGGATGCCCTTCACCCATCCGACGATGCCGTTCCACCACGTCACCGCGGTGTTGCGGATGCTCGCCCAATGGGAGATCAGCAGACCGATCAGCGTCCAGTTCAAGAAGGCGTTGACGGCTGTGTCCTTGGCCCAGACGACCTTGCCGACGATCCAGTCCCAGACGGCGAGCGTCGCCCCCTTGATCTGGTCCCAGTAGGCGACGACCAGAATGACGAGTGCGCCGATGGCGAGGCCGATCCAGCCGATCGGGCCCATGGCCACGACCCACGCGGCGGCCATCTGCCCGCCGGTGATCAGGGACTGTGTACCGAGAACGACCAGCGCGGGCACCAGGACCGCGGCGAGGACGATCGCGGCCAACTTGACCTCGTCGGAGTGGTCGGCGAGGTACCCGCCGAAGCGGGTCAGGATCGGAACCACCGTTCCGCCGAGCAGCCCGACGAACGCCTGAGACATGCCGCGCTTGAACTGCTCCAGCTTGGTGGACGCGTTGTCACGCAGGGCGTTGCCCATGTCGGTCACGGCGCCCGTGGCGCCGTTCATGCTGGCGCGGGCCTCGTCGACGTTGAGCGCGAAGAGGGCGGCGCCGAGATCTTCGCCGGGCCCGCCGAACAGCGCGGAAACGGCCTGCTTGACCTTCTGCGACTCGGGGCCCGCGCTGCGCATCGCGTCGAGGACTTGGCCGATCGCGTCCTCGCCCTTGGAGCCGCCGGCGGCGATGTCGTCGCCGATCTGCTGCGCGTTCAGGCCGAGAGACTGCAACGCCTCGATGGCGCCGGTACTGCCCTCGGTGGCCCGGAGCTGGAGTTCCTTGAACGCGTCGGCGATCTTGTCGGTGTCCTGGACCCAACCGCCTTGGATCGCCTGGCGCATCAGGCCGAGCGCGGTCGCCCCGCTGAGCCCGGCCTGTTTGAATACCGGGCTGTACTCGCGGAACGTCTCGACCAGGTCCTCGCCGGCGGGGCCGAGGCCCTGCATTCCCTTGGCGAGCAGGTCGAACGCCTCGTCGGCGCTCTTGGCAAGGCCGTTCTTGACCATGCCGCCCGCGGCCTGTGCCGCCGTGGCGACGTCGACCTCGAAGACCGTGGCGAGGTCTTGGGCCGTGGTGGTGATGGCCTCAATCTGGGCGTTGGTGGAGTCGGCCGGTATCAGGCCGGAGCCCATCACAGCCCGGATCGCGTCGGCGGCGCCCTGAAAATCCTGAGTGATCGCGCCGGCGTACAGGTCGCCCGCGATCTCGCCGTACCGTTTCGCCTCGCTCGCGGTGGCGCCGAGCTGCGCGCCGAGTTTGGCGGTGATCTGCTCCTGCTCCATGGCGGCACCGATGCCGCCCATGAGCGCGGCGCCGAGGGTCGCGCCGACGACGCCGAGGGCAAGGCCCTTGAGCGTGTCCGTGATGCTGTTCCCGGCGACGTCGGCGCCGTCGGTCGCGCCTTCGTCGAGGCCGTCGCCGAGGGCTTGCCCGGCGTCCTCGCCGCCTTCACGGGCACGCCGTACGTAGCGGGCGAGCGCGGTGCGCAGGCGGGTGTGGAATCCGTCGAGCCCCTGCTCGCCCTCGGAGTCGTCGACGCTGATCGTGGCGGCGAGTTCGCCGACTCTCAGGGTCATGCGCCGGCCTCCTTTCGTTCGGAGGCCGCGCGGAACGACGGCTACTTGGGCGGATCAGGCGGGGGCAGCAACAGCCGGTTCAGACGGGAGTCGGTGGAGAGCAGGCCGAGGACGCGGGTACGCAGCCATCGCCACGACCGCGCGTCGAGCAGGCCGGGAGCGTCGAGGTCTATGCCGTAGTGCTCGTGCAGATCTGCTTCGACGATCGGCCACTCGTCGAGGATCTGCACCCAGCTCACTTGCGGGCCGCGGGCTTCTTTCGCTTGGGCCGGTGTGTCGTAGAACTCCCAGAGCCCCGAGATCGGGTCTTGTTCGCCGTAGCCGATGAGCTGCGGCGGGCCTGCCGATTCGGGGCCAGACGAGAAGGGTCGCCGCCGGAATTCCAGTACCGTTCGGCGGCGGCCTTGTCCTGCACGATCCACACCATGGCGGTCACCGCGCTGTGCTTGATCATCGGCCAGTCCACGTCATCGGTGACCATCTCGGCGTGTGCGGCGCCGAGGACGTCGGCGTACATGTCGCGCTCGGCGGCGTCGGCCAGAAGAACGGTGTCCACCTCGCCGCCGTCGGCGGCGACCGCGGCGGCCTGCATGATGGCCTGCACGCGCAGACCGGTGCGCCCGGACGGGGGCGGCACCGTGTACAGCTTGTCTCCGATCGGCAGCTTCAACGTGCTGTCGAGGAGTTCACCCAGTTTCTCGAACGCCACGGTCAGACCTCCGCGAGCGGGTTGTCGATCGCGGTCCGCTTGCCCTTGCCGGTCAACGTGACCTTGATGGACTCAAGGTCATCGGTCGCGGTGCCGTCGCGCTCCCACTTGACGATCACGTGCCCCTCGAACGCCTCGGCGCGGCCCTCGCGGTCGTACCACCGGATGTGGACCCGGCTACCGTCGCCGAACTGGTCGGACGCAAGCCGAAGCTTCTCCTGCGCGGGGTTGAACGCCTTTGTCGTCGGGTGGCAGCGACGCAGCATGGTCAGCTCGATGGACCACGCCAGCTCGGTGACGGCGGGGTTCGCCCAACCGTCGTCGTCGTACGTCGTATCGGGCTGGGTGGTCTGATCCACCTTGGGGTTGAAGTCGTTGATGCCGGGGAGCCATGCCCACGTGGTGGTGCTCGTTCCGGTGTCGATGTCGACGCGGTAGCGGCGTGCGAGCGCGGTCTCGGTCTCCGCCGGCGGGATGGGGGTCGTCATGCTCGGGGTCCTCCTATTCGAGGCGGTCGGACGGCGGGCGTTGCGCGGCCACCGTGTAGTTGCTGGTGCGTTCGAACCTGCCGTTGGCGTCGCGACCCATCGACGCGGAGTTGTCGCGCTTCATGTGGTTCAGGCGGGCGCTGCCAAACTGGGCGTCGCGCAAGCCGTGCAGCACCGTGAACGCGTCCTCGTCGAGGGCGGCGACCTGCCGGGGGTCGGTGCCGGCGCGCGTGCGGATCTGGACGTTGACCGTGCAGTCGGTGAGCGCGGGGTCGTCGCTGGTGTCGTAGGCGGTGAGGACGATCGCCCGGTCGGGGGCGTCCGGCATCACGGTGTCGGTGATCGCGGTCTCGCCTTTGGTGTAGACGCCGGTCGGGCGGTAGGCACCGACGCCGGCGGCGGCCAGACGGCGGGCGAGGCCGTCGACGAAATCGACCAGGAAACTCACCGCAACGACCTCCGCACCTGCGCGGCGATGATCTCGTTGACCGTGTCCGCCTCCCGGTTCAGCGACCGCTCCAGCCACTTGGCCTCGCGGCCCTGGTCGTGCCGCAGCGACAGGTCTTCGTGCTGCCGGACGGCATAAGGGGTGTCGTAGGAGACGGCGGCCGTGACGCTGGACTCGTCGACGGATGCGACCCCGGAGCGCTCCAACGTCCCTTCCTCGATGGGGACTCGGGTACGGGAGACCTGCAACAGGTGCTCGGCGCCGAGGCGTACGCCCCGTACCGCTCCCGCGCGCATCGCGGCGAGGGCAAGGTCGCCGTTCCACCGGATCTGTGCGCGGCTCACTCGCAACTCACCTCCGTGCACTCCGGGAGGCCGAGGCCCGGCGCGGTGTGGGGGCCGACGGCGAGCGCCGTCGTGGTGCGGCCGTCGGGCAGGGTGACGCGGGAACCCACGGGGCAGGTAAGGCCGGGGGCGGCGTAGACGGTGGCGGTCGACGTGACTTCCTCGCCGGTTGCGGCGCGGATCTTCCTGACGCGGAAGTCGGCCAGACACGGCACGTTCGCGACGGGGGCGCCGTAGACCTCCCCGTACGCCCCGTGGCCCTCGTAGGGCTCGACGGTGACCGTGTGGCAGAACAGCCATGCGGGAAGCTGCGGCATCACTCGATCTCCCCTGGGAGGAGTCCGGCCCGCCGTAGGGCGCGTTCGGCGCGCTCGCCGAGGTCGACGTCGGCGGGATGACTGCCGGTTGCGCGGCGCCCGGACATCGAGGCCGGGCCGAGAGAGACGGAGTCCCATCGGTCCCCGGCGCCGGTCCCGGAGTCGCCGGCCTCGGTCCGGTACTCGATCAGGGCACAGACGGCGTCGGCCATGGCTTGCCGAACCTCGGGATCGGTGGGCAAACCGGCGCTGTCGGTGTCGTAGACGGCGGTCATGACCGCCGACTCGATGTCCTCGGACGCTCGCAACAGCTTCCGTTCGATGCCGGGCGGGGCGTCTTCACCGGTCCACTCCGTGTAGTCCGCGGGGGTGGCGTAGATCCGGCGCACGGCTCATTCCTCCTTTGCGCTCTGGGAACGCGAACGCCCCGCCGGCTTCTTCGCGGGCGGGGCGTCGGGGGTGGGGGAGTCGTTCGGCTCGACGGGCTCGGCGTCCTGGTCGTCGTCGGGGTCGGGCTTGGGGTGGTAGCGACGCAGCAGCACGGCGGCGCCCTCCTTCCTGGTCAGGTGGTGGCGAGGGTGCCGACGCACACGCCCTTGTCGTCGAGGCGCTTGACGGCGTAGTGCAGCGTGGTGGTGACGACGGTGGTCCGGGCGAGGATGTCGCGGGCCGACTCGACCAGGGGGCGCCGCTTGTAGAGCAGGCCGAGAGACCGGTTCTTGATCAGCATGAACTTGCCCGCGGAGAGCCGGTTGGTGACGAACACGGACACGCCCGCGATACGGCCGATGCTGCCGGTAGCGGCGGCGGACTCCCCGCTGCCGAGCTTGGACGCGTTGACGAACTGGTCGTCGAGGAACACGTCGCCGAGCTGCGCCGAGTTGATGTACAGCCCGGCGAACTCCGACGGCTCCCACTCGTCGCCGAACTTCCCGATGGCGGGGACGATGCCCGTGGCCCAGGTCAGCTTGGTCGCGCCCGCGGCCGTGGTGAAGGCGTACGGGGTACCGCCTCCCTGGGCGGTCTCGTCGGCCTGCGCCTGCGCGATCAGCGCGGCGTCGACCTTGCGGGCGGCGAGCACACCGAACTGACGGCGGGCCTCCGCCTGGGGGTCGCCGAGGCTGGTCAAGCGGGCCTTGTCGGTCAGCTCGACCGCCTTGCCCGCCTCTTTGATGGTGGCCGTGGCGTCGCTGGTGGACATGGCCACCGGGGTCATCGGCGTTGCCTCGGCAAGGTCGTCCAGCTCGCCGAGTCCGCCCCACTTCGGGAAGTGGATGGTGTCGCCCGGCGCCCCTTCAAGGGTGTTGTCCTCGATGACGGCGGCGGACCCGGCGACTCGGACCTGTCCGGTGAACTGAGCCTGCGCCATGTCGCCCCAGACTTCGGGGACGATCATGTTCGCGGCGGGGGTGATAGCCATAGTGGCCTCTTCTTTCTGGCGCGGTGCGCCGGTTATCCGGCCAGGCGCCGGTACGTGGCGGGGTCCGACTCGAACAGCTCGATGCGCTTGGCGTAGTCCATGGCGGCGAACTGCTCGGGGGTGACGACGTTGCTGACGCCGGCGTCGAACGCGACTCCCCCGGCGCGCGGGCCCACGGCCACGGCGAGGTGCGGGTGTGCCTGCACGGCGGCGGTGATCGCGGCGGTGACGGTGCCGGGGTCGATCTCACCGTCTGGCAGGTCCGGTAGCCGCACGGCCCGCACGTTGGCCAGCGGCAGCAACTCGTCGTCCGACAGGAAGATCGTGTTGCCGCTGACCTGGATCGTGTACTGC